GTACACCTTCGGTGGGGGAACGTGTTGGGACTCGGCCTTGTGGTGGTTGTTCCTGGGGTGGCGGTTGATCACTATCAGTTTCCTGATCAGGTTGTCCGCCTGGTTGTTGATCCATTTCATCCTCTTTCGGGCCTTCTTCCTCAATCTCAGCCTGCATCTCTTCAACTTCTTTGTCATCCAAATGCAAGATGTTTTTGTAGACCCATGCCTTAGACAATAGGTCACCAATATATTGTTGAGCCTGGTCTAGTGTTTGTAGACGCTCACGTAGAATCTCTGTCTCTTTTAGTTCTGTAAAGTGATTATCCTGAATGTAATCAACGTTGATATCACTCTTCCAAACATCCCAATCCTCCTCGGTAATAATACCTTTGAGCATCAACTGCTTCTTGACAATATCGAGGAACAATTTAGAGAACCGACGACGAAGTCTATCAACAAACCGTTGGAACTTAACTTCGTCTCTGCTAATTTCTGTAGAACGACCAAGAGAAAACTGCGCTTCTTGTTCTAGTCTATTGACAGGAACATTGAGCGCTCTGTATAGTTTCTTTTGGAAGTAAACAATATCATCAATCTGACCCAGGTTTTCACCACCAGGCAGAGTTGAGATTTCTGTACCTCTACCACCCTCACGACGTGGGAGCCAGAAATCTTCAAGCATTGACATGTGCTTGCGATCATCTTTCATTTCACCTGTAGACGCATCATAGACAAGTTTATTACGATACTTTGTCATGATGTTCTTCATATACTCTTCGGCCTTACCTTTTGGTAGGTTACCGACGTCAATATAGAAGATACGTCTTTCCGGTGCTCTCGACAATCTATAGATCACAAGAGAGTCTTCTAGCATACGAAGCTGATTAATAGGTTTCAATGCTTTGTGCAGGTAAGAAACTACTTTCTTACGACTTTCATCCAACAAACCAGATGTAACATAACTAACTGAATCAAGAGACATCTTGACACCAGAATTAGCCTGGCCAGGCTTATCCTGATAAATGAAAAACTCTTCTACGTTTTCCACAATTGTGGCATTAGTAATAGGATCTTTCTTTTTCTTGATCTGCTTGACCTTACGAATCTTAGCAGCGTCAATCGGTCTAATTTCTTGGATACCAGCCTTTAGGTTGGATTCATTAACTACTAGATGATGGTATAATCTTCCATCAATATACCATCTACGGAAGATGTCATGAGCTTGCTCACCAAAATTGAGCATATCATATACACCCTCAAATTCTTCTTGAATTTGTTTTTTAATACTAGCGGTTGTCTCTACCTCATCAAGGTTAAGAGTCACACAACGCTCAGTATCTGAAATAGAGATACTTTCGTTTGTAATCTCTTCAATAGCCATATCGACTTCCGGGTGCATCGAAACACCGCGATACTTCTGAACAAGAGAATGATTATCCTTTGCAGTATCATCATCCATGTTCAACACTTGACCAAAGTGCGCACCAGACGCCGTTACATATCCAGCTCCATCATCATCTGTGGGCGGAACAATAGAAGGCAATTGCTTTTGGTCACCAGTACGCCTTCCGGCTCTCCGGATCTCAAAGCCAAATAATTTAAAGATGCTATTGTCAGCCATATATTATCCTAGTTAAACATGCGGGATAGGGGACCGAAGTCCCCTTCCTTTATATCTATTACTACATTAAGATGTAGTATTCGACTCCCAGTATTGAACCTGGAATTCAACTTGGAATTCCTCGATTGCACCAGTCGTGTCATAGCTCAATTCGATTGCAGTAACATTCGTTGGGAATGTCCCTCTGAATGTATAACGCTTTAGAACTTCGCCGTCACGATCAAGCTGATCGACAAGCATATCGGCTTGATAGTCGGTTGGGTTAGTCAGACCAGTATTCGATGAGTGACCATTGATACCATTCATCCAACGCTCCATAGCATTACGGACGTTGAAGTCAGTGTCATTGATAATCGTAACAGTCCATGGCTCGAAAGCAGGACGGTCACCAGCGATTTGCAATGCACGACCACGGAATGGTACAGCAATTGTTTCCATCACCGAAGCTGGAAGTTGAGCAGCCTTACACATGAACGATGTCAATTCAACATCGCCACCAGCGTATGCTGGGAAGTTAAGTGTCGCTTTAAACAGATTTGGTCTAGCGCCACCACCTCGTAGTTTGGCTTTAAAATCATCTACGCCTAGAACAGCCATTTTATTTCTCCTTTGACGCTAGTTTAAACAGTGCCAACAACTTCACTAAACTCAACACCAGTTCTAACAGCAACAAAGTTCAATGTAACAAAGTTGATGGAACGGGCTGGTTTAATAAAGACATTAGCAATGAATTCATTTCTGTCGATAACAGCGGCCGTGTTATTTGTTTCGTCACAAACGACACGGAAGTCTGTAATACCACGACGACCTTTGATTTCTCTTAGGAATGGTTCGACAATGTTGACAAACTCAGCACGCGTAAACTCATCGTTGAACTCAAACATGACGTTACGAGCAGCAAGAGCAATTGCTCTCTCAACAACGAGGAACAGACGACGAACGTTGATACGATCGAATGCTGAAGGACGGGCTAGGTGAGTTTTGTCACCAAACAACAAGATACCTTGGCCAGGTAGGTTAGCAATTGGATTGACCCCTGCTTTGTATAGCGTATCCCGTTGGCTCTTGGTTGGTGTATATGCTAGACCTGTGACACCTAGATAGTTGCCACGCCGCTGGCCAGCTGGTGAGAACCATGGAGCGGAATTAAGATCAGAAGCAGCCATAATACCGGCAGTCGACGAAGCAGCAGGAATAAAGATGTACTCATCATTATACTTGTCATACACCTTCAAGTAGTTGTTATCAACTACGAGGTATGAGGAGCGAGTAAATGGTGAAGCTGCTAGTCCAGCAGTTGTGTCCGTAACCGGTGTTGAAGTACCAACCACATCTGAGCGACATGGTGAAGCAACAACAATACAATCTTTTCTAGTAGATTGAGCGGTCGTCACAAGATCGTTTACAACAGTAGCCTGATCAGCTGCAGAACTTAAACCTGGAGCAATCAAAAAGTCTACCTGAACTGTATCAACATCTTCAACATAGTCGAAGCCTGTTAAGTACTCGGTGGTTGTTAGGGCACCAGAATTTACACCACTGTGAAGTGATAGATCTTGCACTGTAGTGGCAGATAGTTGAGCGCCTGCCGAAACAGCAGTACCAGCGTTTGCGCCCCAGTGAGCAGCTGGCCAAGAAGCCATACGGACATACTCGGAAGCATTATTGATTACATCTAACGCATAGTTAGTAGAACCATCAGCATTTTTAGCGTCTGTGTTTACCGATACAAATGGATACGTTTCTAGTACAGTACCTGCTGTACCAGATAGAGTGCCGTCAGAATCAACGATTGCAACGTGGACTTCGTCCAACGTAGCGCTACGATCCGCAGCATAAGTCGATGTGCCTGGAGCGGCGTCGAAATTTGTCCTATAGCTCCAACCATTGAAGGCGGTACTGTTAGGAGGACAAATTGAAACTGTGATGCCGTTACCTAGCTCACCAGGATAACTTGCAATGAATGTTAGATTACTGCTAGCATGTGTTGCTTTTGTGTTGTCCCAGTCTGTATCGTTATTGATTGTGGGAGCTGTAATGCTAATACTATCGCTGTCACCAACAGCAGCGTTTACAGCAGAATCGGTTGCTACACGAATTACTTTAAGACTACCAGAGTACCGCAAGAAATATGCAGCCTCATGAAACGATACAGCAGTTGATGTATCTGGGTTGCCGAATTTAGTAGCTAATTCTGTTTCATTGGCTACGTCAACGACTTGTTCTACAGGTCCCCAACGGAAGTTACCAACAATCGCACCTGTAGTAGATTGTACGTTAGGTACAACCCCGCTTAGGTCAATCTCTTTGGTTATAATAGCTGGAGACTCAGACGGTGTAAAAATTGCCATGACTCTCTTCCTTTTTTGAGTTAAATGATAAGCTTTTCATGATACGATTGTTGTCAATTCTTATTATTTATAAGTTACCAATTTTCGTCCCCGTCACGGTAAATTCCCCATTGGGCGAGCTGTTCTCTAGATTGTCTTTCTTCTTCATACTCAGACCCATCATCAATGTGACCAAAAGGAACAATATCCTCTTCAATCTCTCTCATCTTTTGTTTGAACATATATTCTTTGAGATTGATGTCCGTCATGTCTGCAAAATAATTTCCCGTAACAAAATAACCAAACATAACAAGGTTCATAACCAAGTCATCGTGGTTTCCATCCGACGCCTCAAAGCTCTGTCCCTTAGCAACAAACGTTGATATTTCAATAATTGTTTGGTCATCGACAATCTTAAGTCTTCGGTTCTCCAACAGGTCTTTGAATCCTGAACAACCAATACGCTTGACCTTCTTATTCATTTCCACACCAAGGGCATTTGCTTTAATAGCAGACTCTACATGCATGTTCTCATATTCAAGATCGTGATACAGGCCATTGGTTACTAGCGACCCCTGATCATTAGATTCAATAATTACATAAGCCTGATTGTAGACATTTGCAAACTTATAGATAATGTCAGGGAACAGAAGCGGAGAGATAGTATTGTTGCGATATACAGCAACCTGTTCGAAAGGACGAGTGCTAATGTCGATCACGTTAAACGTAGAATAATCCTGCCCACGACCCTTGCTAACGTCGACAGTGATAACATAGTCATGATTTTTGACGGGTTGTTTATACACTTTTACACAGTTGCTCTCTAGCATTTCTATCGGTGCCTCTGCTCTTAATTCCATAAGAGTGTTCGCATCAATTAGAGTGTCACCCGTTCCAAAGAATGTGTTTCCAAATTCTTGGTCGAATTGTAACTGACTTGTATTAGCAATTGTCTGTTGCTTCCAAGCCTCATCCCTACCAGGAACATCCCACCAATCAACACGAAATGATTTGAACTCATTTGTTTCTTGAACAGCACCTTCCCAGATCTTATGGAATGTATTGCCGAGACCATTGGCTGTCGATGTAATAATTACTTTTGTGCTCTTACCAGATGAAATTACAGGGTATGTTGATGTGTAGAATTCAGCAGCTCGCTCAACGAACGCAAACTCATCGAGATATAGTAGGTTGACGGACATACCACGAATTGAAGAGCCAGATGTAGCAGCTGCGATGATACGACTGTTGTTACTAAACTCAATCGAACCCTTGTTTAGTGCCTTACATCCAGGCTGCAGAAAGAACGGTAAGTTCTCAAGCATGAGAGTAACCCGCGCAAGCATTTCTCGAGCTGTCGCACCCTTGTTTGCAAGAACAGCAATTGTTTGTTCGGGATGAAAGCACGCATACCAAAGAATATACGCAACAGAGCTAATTGACTTACCTGATTGTCGACATGCAAGGACAATAGAGAATCTGTTTGTATTAAAGTGATCGAACATCTTTTCCTGGTATGGATAAAGATCAAACGATACTAATCCCCGATCAAGAGAAATGACCTTACAGTATGTGCGTGCGAAGTATTGTGGGCTTTCGAGACACTTAGAGTATTCAAGTATCTCGTCCGTAGTCCAGTTTTGTATTACCCCGTCACGCTTGACATTAATATTCCCGAGGTATGTTTCACTCATTAGATACGTCTATAGTGCCCTTTTGTTTTTCTAGAAGAAGTCTTTGAAGATCAGTAGTAGAACCGACAAACAAATTATTATTTGTAACGCCCCCATTAGGTAATGCCAGCGGTTCATCTTTTTTCTTTATATCCTTACGCTTCTTATTAAGATCCATTAATCGATCGTTTACATCACTAATCTGCTTGATCATGTTACCAAGTACTTCATAGGCGCGCGGATGTTCTGTGCTTGCAGCAACAGCAAGCATATCATTCAATCCCTCTTTACCCTTCATGATCAACTCATAATAGGTCGCGCGAGAGAATTCATAATCGTCGTCTACATTACGATCTGAATCTGCCATAACTAAAATCCTTTGTCACCTTCTATAATTGAAGAAATGATCAAGCTGCTGTTTGATGTTTGACCAACAACGTTTAATCCTGTCACTAAACTACGCGAACCATTATCGCTAGCGCTTAAGTTATCTATGGTTAAAATATTATCAGAATCGTTCCAGCTCTTGACAAAAGCTGTGACAATAACACCATCAGAGAACGTCAACGTCACTTGCTCACTATCTGTATATTGTTCATTTTCAAACGGAACTGGATTGGTGATTGAAACTGTTGGTGTTGTTCTGTAATTGCTCCCTGGATCTGTTATTGTGATTCCAGTTAGCTGTCCAACAATGTTAATTGTAGCTGTCGCTGTGGCTTGTG